ATATAACGAAGCAGAATTCTTACTCCTTAACGATGCACCCGCACAGGTGCATTTTTGCACACCCCTCATAACGATGCCGTATGCACCGTTACGGAATAAAGGTATAAAAAATACTCCTTACCACCGCATTGGTAGTAAGGAGTTATTTATAGATTTATATTTTATGTACGCTCGAAGGTGACTATTTTAGTACGAATGCTCTCAGCAACATCCGCCACATTAAATCCTGCTTGTAGCCATGCTTGACAATGAGGGTGACCCTTTGGATTCCACCACATCGTGTAATTATATGCGCTGTTTGGTAGTTTGAATCCCAAGATACCTTCTATTTCAGCATACGTCATAACAACCCGCTGCGCTGTTTGTCTTTGCAGGAATTGCAGCAAAGAAGCATATTTACCGCAAGATTGCCCAGGCACTTTGGAAGCCGGTGTTTGGCTTTTAGACATGGTTGGATTAGAAGTTTCCGCTTTTATGATTTGCGGTCTTTGCCCACACAATTCTAACAATCTGCTAAACTCCTCTTCGGTTAACGGTTTTCCGTTCAATCCGCGTTTCAGCCACAGACCACTTTCACGGATTTCTTGTTCGGGACTGTAACGCCCGGACCATTTCAGACTTGGCATAAATTCCGGTTCTGCATTCAACGCTGCAATAATAGCCTCTTCCATTCTAAGGCGCTCAACCTTGTCCGTCACCTGGAAAACCGTAAAGGTGAAATTCTCCCGCAGGAATTTGCTGACCCTACGCTCTGTGTCTGCATTTTTATCAACATCCCAATAAGCACGATTTTCAGGTTTAGATGTGTCTATTGTCCAGTTTGCCAGGTACGGATCACAGTGAGCATTTAAAATAGCCTTACCTATGTTCTTTCTGAAAATGCTGCCATCATGATTTTCATTAACAAAATGGTTTAACAACCGAGTTTTCAAACGGTCAGAAGAAGTGTGCGTTCCCACCCGGACAATACGCTCCATTCCGCGATACTGCTCGCCCTTTTCAAAGATTATGTAAATTCCGTTGGTAAACGGAACCTCTCGAATCTGTTCCCAGGTATAACGGGGCATTGAGCAAAACAGCTTATGCAAGCGGTCACACATTGTATTCGGGATATGCTCAGTTGAATCATTCAGAAGTTTTTTTAAGTACGCCATGCGTTCTCCCATACGTAGCCCAGCTAAAGGCAGACTGTGATTCGGCAGATGGGGAACCAAATCCCTGCAATAAGTGTTTCCGGCAAGAAGAATGAAACTGTCAGACTCGATATCACATTCCTTCTGTAAAGCTCGCAACACACTATTCGCCCATGACAACTGCTGCTGACGTCCCATTTCGTTCAATGTCTGGTTGTAAGGCTTAAGTATGCAGTCCTCTGCAACTAACCCGTATTTCGCAGATAGAATATAAATCTTGTCTGCGTATTTTTTTGCGTATTGATATGAGAGTGAAAACAGGTTGCTGGCAGAATAGAGTTCATGCGCGGGGCACGGATAATTTTTCTTCTCTTTGCTGCAGGATATTAAAGCTATTNGCATCTGGTTTCACCGCCTTAATTATCATTATAGCCGTTCTTAATTGTGTCCAAGCACATCTTCCAGTATTGCTCACGCTCTAATATTTTTATAGGGTCATATGACAGACCAAAATACTCAAGGAGTGTGTATGAAAAATACTTTTCAAAGTACTCGGAACCTTTCTTCTCATACAGAGCAATCAACTTTTTGTTTCCGCCGTGCTTAGAATCAAGGTAGTTACCCCATCTTTGAGCAACCCCTCCTTCACCGGTAGCAGAGCCAATATAATGTTTCCCGGTATGGGTGTCAGTCAGACAATAAACCCCAGTTATCTTCTTTAGTGCTTCATAATATGTAGGCAGTATTCTTCCATGGAAAATGTCAGCCAGACGGTGATACGGCAAATGAACTCGATCATATCCCTCAAAATTTTCACCACTATATAAGCACGAAAGTATTTCCTTTACAGTTGCTTGCTCAAGGTACTTACTGAGGTTGAATACATATCTTGAGAATGTATTGCCTTTTCGACATTTAATTACCAGTCTGCCAAACAGCGGCACGAACCTTTCCAGCACATTAACGGTTGCCCATGTATCGACAGGCACTTCTATAATTTCTGCAGCCGAAATCAGAAGCCATTCATCATCGGTCATACGGGCAAAGCTGAATACCCACTGTCCCGGATAAAAATTACGCTGTTTGCCGTACCATCCCCAATATGANCAATCAGTGCAAGTTCCGGCNATTTTCTCTGCATCGCTGTGTTTGAGCCATCTATCAAGAAACGGCTGACCACCGCTACCGGCTTGCATATTAAATTCAATTTTACTATTATCAATCTCTTCTTTGGTGAGATTCAAAACACTATTCAATAACAACTCCACAGGCACACCTCACTATTGTTTTTTATGGCTTTCAATCCACTTCAAAAGATACGGTCTATCATTATTGGCACCCTTTTTCTCAAACCACTCGCAGCACATTCGATAGCGAGTACCATTGATTTCTATCGGCTTAGCATAATAATGAAGTGGTGTTTCTGCCTCGGTTGCCAGCTTTAAAAGCGGATACTGTAAATCAAAATGCTGCTTGCTATATTCTGCAGTCTGCATTGCAACAATTTCCTCATCTGAAGCACAACCATCACACAGCATTCTTCCCAGCACTTTCTGAGCAAGCTGTCCAATTTTCAATTCTTGATATACATCCGCATCTGTATAATCATATTCCAAATGCTCTAATTTGAGAGTAGATGTGGTGTTTCTTATTGTTCTGGCTGTGGTTCTCACATCGGAGAACATTTTATACATCTGATAACTGCGTAAAAATAGTTCAGAGGTATCTGCCACACCATCACTTACCAGAAGAATAGGTTTCAAAACCAGGTCATTGTACTCTTCGTTGGCAATGACGCGGAAAGTAAAATCATAGCCATTGTNGGCAAACAGCAAGTTAAGTTCTTCCACACAAGGGATCAGATCGGAAAGCACAGACAAATTTATTTTCGGGGATGCNAAAATAATCTCTGCCTCCTTGGTAGATAAGTACCCGTGCAGGCAAAATGCTGTTCTTGCNCATTTCTCAAGCACTTTCATTACNGTGATATCACGATTGCCGTAGTTAAGGCCNGCCTCATGGAACGCAACGTCTACAGCATAATATGTAGTNTCATCGGGCTGAATGGATATTCCCANCACATCACATTCNCCCTGCTGCAGTAGCTGGGACAATGATGTATTCTGCTTGAAAATAGAATAGTTATGTTTCTCCGAATAATGTTTATCCACCAGTNCCATCAGTTTTTCAAGTGTATCTGCATCAGATAGTTGCCACTGCGAGGACACCTTCCANTTNGTTTGTACTATTTGACACTCTTTTACATGACGCAGCCAAGAATAAAAGAGTGATTCACCCATTTCTATTTTCATACTCGTTCTCCTAAAATGAATTTTTTAGTCTCTCTTTACATATTTCAATTCAATATCGTATCCCAGCGATTCCAGCATCTGTATGAAAGTCTTATTTACAATATTCTCGTTTTTCTTTATAAGCCGATTCACATAGGACGGAGTGGTGCCCACGTCTTCCGCCAGCTTCGCCTGCGTGGTTCCTGCTTCTATACATTTTACCTTTACATCGACTTCAATATTGTTCTTCAGCATTAACTTCACCTCGTCTAACTATAGTGAAATAAAATATACTAATTGTGCAATTTATTGTAACACGAATTTTAAAATAATTCAATCACATAATAAAAAAGGCACTCCACCGTAGTCGAGTGCCATTCATGTATGTGTATCTGTTATGCCTGTATCTCCGTTCCGTCCCGGAAGGTGACCGTTATTTCCTTGTCCCTGCCGACCGTAAGGAACTCAACCATGCCTCCCCAAAGGCTGCAGTCAAATTCTCGGATGGTGCCGTCTTGTGCTTTCAGTGCCTTGATGAAGTTTTCCAACCGTTTGCTCTGTGCTTCCTTGGCGGAGATGGTGGCCACCACATCATCGTACCGTGCTTTCACTGCATCATACCGCTGAACAAGACCATCATATCGTTTCTGGTACTCGTCCTGATCCTGCGCAATACGAGCGTTCTCTGCAACGATGTTCTGCGTCATTTCTACAAGCACAGACAACTCGTCCTCCAACCTGACTTTCTCTTCTCGTAGGGTATCGGTTCCACAAAGCGTCCTACGAATGATTTCCGCGTTGGCGATGATTTCCTTCTTCTCCGTCACAAGTTGATTATATGCCGAAACGAATGCAGTTTTGACCTCATCCTCAGTGACATGAAGAGTCTGACACTTCTCACCATTGTATTTGCGATTGCAACGGTAGATAACCTTGCGGTAGCGGTCTGTGGAATGCCAGGTTTTCGCTCCGTACCAGCCGCCGCAGTCGGCACATCTGATTTTGTTAGAGAAGATACTCACTCCACTGTACCGAGTGCCGCCCTTGGTGCGCTTTGCAATCTCTGCCTGCACCATGTCGAACACCGCAGGACTGATGATTGCCTCGTGGTTGCCCTCCACATAGTACTGAGGAACTTCTCCTTCATTCTTTTTCATCTTTTTCTCAAGGAAATCTACCGTGAACTCCTTTTGCAAAAGTGCATCGCCTTTATACTTCTCATTTGAGAGCATCCGGCGCACCGTCTGTTGATTCCAAACATCCTTGCCTGTAGGAGTCTTTATACCACGGCGCGTCAGTTCCGCGGCTATGGAGTGTGGCGTCATACCCTCAAGGAACAGGCGGAAAATCAGACGCACGATTTCTGCTTGTTCGGGATTAACTACAATTTTGCCTGTCTCATTATCCTTATCCAGACCAAGGAAGCGACTGTAAGCAAAGCTGACCTTGCCGTCCGCCATGCGCTTGCGCTGTCCCCAGGTAACATTCTCAGAAATGGAACGGCTCTCTTCCTGGGCAAGACTCGACATGATAGTGATGAGCAACTCGCCCTTGGAATCCAGCGTCCATATGTTTTCCTTTTCAAAATATATCTCAATGCCCTCATCCTTCAGTTTTCGCACCGTGGTAAGGCTGTCAACCGTATTTCGAGCAAATCTACTCACGCTCTTTGTCACTATGAGATCAATTTTTCCGGCAAGAGCATCGGCAATCATCGTCTTAAAGCCTTCGCGCTTTTTTGTATTTGTTGCCGAGATGCCCTCATCCGTGTATATGGCAACGAACTCCCAGTCATCACGGCTTTTGATGTAATTTGTGTAGTAATCAACCTGTGCTTCATAGCTTGTGGTCTGGTCTTCGTTGTCGGTCGAAACGCGGGCATATCCTGCAACACGGCGCTTCTTTGTGCTATTGATTGGTGCAGCTGTGTACCGGTTGATGATAGCCGGAATAGCCGTTACTTTTCTTTGCGCCATGCTTTACCACGCTCCTTTCGTAATTGTTTCATGTGTTCGCTCATTTGCTGCCGTACTTCCGGTGTGTATCTGCCCTTCATGGATTCTTTGAACTTCGCTCTCTGCTCATCCGTCCACGGTCTTCCAATTCGTTTGGGTTGTTCCCATGTGCGTTTAACCGTCCTTCCGTCCTTGTAATAGAAAACCTTCTCCGATGTGGAAAGCACATCAATGTGGTCTATCTGCCTATCGAATTCGCTATCGCTAAATTCTGTAGTCCCAATTGTTTCTGATATGTCTAATAATCGCTCATTTAAAACATATGCTACTGAATATATTGAAAGAAATCCTATCTCAGCTATCTTTTTGGATATGGGCTTAGGTTAGGAAAAACAGTCTTAACTCTTACAGCTTTAAACAA